TATTTTTTTAAAATAATTTGATTAATAAACTAAAATACATTAAAACTAAGAAAGGAGAATAATTATGGGTTGGTCAGGAGGAACATATACTAGGTCAGATGGAGTTTTTACAGGAAGCGAAATCTGGGAAAGTAACAGAGATGCAGGAACTAAAATTGTTGCTGATAGGCATGATACGCATGACCAAGATTTAGCAACTGGAATTAATTCTTGTATAAACAAAGATGGCTCTAATGCTATGACAGGTGCTATAAATATGGGCAGTCAAAAGATTACAGCACTGGCTGATGGAACAGCACATACAGATGGTATAAATGCTGGGCAGATACAAGATGGTGGTTTAATATTCCAAGCCACTGATAGTGGTAGTGCAAATGCTTATGCAATCGCATTAACACCAGCAGTGACAGCCTATGTCGCAGGTCAAGTGTTTCATTTCAAAGCAGCTAATGCAAATACAGGAGCTTCTACATTAAATGTTAATGCTTTAGGTACAAAAAATATTAAGAAAAGAAATGACCAAGACCCAGCAGCAGGAGATATAGAACAAAATGCAATTATCTCTGTGATTTATGATGGCACATCTTTTCAAATGATTTCTCAATTAGGCACTTCAGCAGGTTCTATGAGTTCCTTTACATTAACAGGTGATAGTGGTTCTAATCAAACTATCACAGATGGGAATACATTAGATGTAGCAGGTGGAACTGGGATTGACACCACAGTAGGAGGCTCTACTGATACTGTAAGTGTAGCTATTGATTCTACAGTAGCTACTAAGAATGCAGCAAATACTTGGACTGCAGCACAACAAGGCAGAACACAAACTGCTAGTGTTACTGGTAGTACAACATTAGATTTTACATATCAAAATTTTATTTTAACTGCTACTGGTAATGTAACTTTAGCTAATCCTTCTACAGAAGCTGCAGGTCAATCTGGAGTTATTATATTAATTCAAGATGGTACTGGAAGTAGAACACTATCATTAGGAACAGATTATGAAACTGCTGGTGGATCAGGTCTTACAATTTCAACAGCTGCCAATGCCGTTGATGTGATACCATATTTCGTTAAGGCTTCAGCGTCAATTCAGTTAGGAGCACCACAATTAGCGTTCGCATAGGATAATGTATGGTACTATATAACAATGAATTATGGCAAAAACCTTCAGCAGCAGCTTCGCCAGTTCAAGGTATTTTTGCTTTTGGTTATACGACTTCAGACTCTAACTTATCTAACAAAGTTTCAACTGAAGGCGTTATTGCTTCTGATACCTCAGGAGTAGGTACAGCAAGAAATGCTCTTGCAGCTTGTAGTTACGGAGATGATAAGGGAATTTTTGCTTTTGGCAGTGGTCTTACTAATATTAAAAACCTCATATCTGATTCAGGAGTAGTTGCTTCAGATGGAACAGGTGTAGGGACATCTCGACAATATTTAGCAGCAGCAGGTTATGATGAAGATAAAGGGATATTTGCCTATGGAACGACTGGAAGTGTTAGTGCATTATCAAACTTAGTAAGTAATTCTGGAGTAGTTGCAACAGATACATCTGGGGTAGGGACTGCTCGAAGTACATTAGCTGCTTGTGGGTATGGTGGAGATAAAGCCATCTTTGCGTATGGCTCTACGAATGTGTCCAATCTTGTAAATAGTTCTGGAGTGGTTGCAAGTGATACATCTGGCGTTGGTACTAGTCGTGCATATTTGGTGGCTTGTAGTTACGGCACAGACAAGGGAATCTTTGTCTATGGATATGCTGGAGGTAGTAATGTTTCCATGTCAAACCTTGTTAATAGTTCAGGTGTCATAGCGTCAGATACGACTGGTGTCGGATCTGCAAGACGAGTTGCTGCTTGTACTGCCTATGGTGTTGGAAAAGGAGTNGTGGGNTATGGACATACATCTGGTGCTGTAAGTCTATCTAATCTTATTTCTGATTCTGGAGTGGTAGCGACAGATACAACAGGTGTTGGAACTGCACGATATGGGTTAGCAGCCTGTACTTTTGGATAAAAATATAAAGGATAAATATGCCAGCAAAATTAAATACAGAGTTTAATTACAGATACCAAGTTATAGGTGATACTGTATGGGAAAAAATAAAAACATTAAAAGGGTTTTTAGAAGGCAGGGTTAGAGCTGTTGCACTTGAAGAAGTGGGTAATTTAAAATACCAAGCTAAACTTGCAGAGCTAAAACATCTAAAAGAAAAAGGTTTAGAGCATGAAGTTTTGGAACTTAAAGCTGAAATCATTGAACTAGAAAGTCATATGGTAGTTTCAGAAGAAGCGTATCAGCTTAATAGAGATGAAATTGACATTCTTAATAAATTATTAAAAGAGTTATATGTTCTAGCAGAACCAACTCGTATTGAAGGTTATTCAGATGAGCAGATGTTTGAAGCAAATGCTGTAAATGAGTTTACTGTAAGCATTGCTAGAGAAATACAAGCTGAGATTATAGCTAATGGCAGACCTTCTCCAGCGAAAATAAGAAATGCAATGCGTAATCCTCTCGCATGGGAAGCACTACAAAAGGTTGGTTTAATTCCGAATGATGTAAAAGTTCTTGAAGGAAATGTTAATCCATCTTTAGAATTAACTCTTAAAGTAATAGAAAATAATAAAACACCTAAAAAAAGGAGATTATATAATGTGGGCTAAACTAAATGCAGATGGGAGTGCAATCGAAGAAATTATTGTTAATAAAAAATCAATGGTTGTAGATGGCATAACCCATCCAAAAGATTTATTTAATATTTGGTCAGATGAAGAAAGGCTAGCAATAGGCATTGTTCCTGTTACTACCTCTGGCACGCATCTAAACACTGCTTTTTATGTAGAAGCAGACGCTTCTTTTGCTATTGCCAGTAATAAAAAATCTGTAGTAAGAACTATTGGAGTTAAAGATTCTGATAAAGATTTATCTGATTTAAAAACTGCTGCAAAAGAAAAGGCTGGCAGAGATGCACATGATTTACTTAAAGGTTTTGATTGGTTAATAGCACGAAAAGTAACTGCCAATACAACTATTCCTTTAGATGTTGTAACATACATGGCAGCAATTCGTACCGATCATAAAGCAATCTGCGATGCTATAGATGGAGCAAGTGATATGAATGCGTTTGTAGCTTTACATGACAATGGCACTGTTACTAAATGGACATCTGATTCAAATGTAGCTCAATATAGGAGAAATAGTATTGCGTAATATATATCTTAAAATAAAAAATGGTTTAGCATTTTTAAAAAAGAGATTAGTTGGAAAGTTATGTAATTGTCCACCTGATTATACAATTAAAGATTTGAGTGCTCCAAGAAAGAAAAGAAAAACTAAAAAGAAAACAACAAAAAGACAAAGGTAAAAACCAATGGCAACTAATTCTGAAGCACGACAAATAGCGATAAGGGCAGTAACTTCGACAACTGGTATGGTAAATGAGGATTGGTTAGCTTTATTTACTGCTCGTTCTATAGGTGCAGGAACATTTAACGAAAGAATGTTAGCTTATATAAATGGCGAATTAAGTACATCATATACGGATATTAATTTAGCCTTGCAAGCATTTGCAGTAGACCAAGATGATGCAAACTTTTCTTCTATGGGAACATTTACGCCATGAGCCAACAATCTTTAAAGCAAGCAAGCTGTCGAGCAGCCTCTGGTACTACAGGAACATATAATGAGGACTGGAATAAAGTATTTGCAGATTCAGGGATTACTACAGGCACTTTTTCAGAAAAAATGTTAGCTTACACAAATAAACAAGGTTCTGCTTGGGATAATGCTCAATGGGATGTTTCAGGATGGGGAACAGGTTCTTTTACAAATGTTAACGAAGCTATGGCTCAATTAGGGAAACAAAATGGGACAAGTGCTCCAGGTTCTCTATGGTCAAGCATGGGTACTTTCAGCGCTGAATAGGAGAAGAATATTATGGCAATAATTAGTGCATTAATCGGACCAGCTACTAAACTTATCGGTAAATTTATAAAAGATAAGGATAAGCAGATGCAGTTAGCTCACGACTTATCTACTATGGCAGAGAAACACGCTCAAGAACTAGCCAAAGGACAGATCGAAATTAACAAGGAACAAGCAAAGCATCCATCTTTATTTGTATCAGGTGCACGACCTGCTATTATGTGGGTCTGTTGTCTTGGTTTATTATGGCAATTCTTTGTAGGACCTATAGCTACATGGGCTACTGGTATATGGCTACCAGAAATAACACCACCACAGCTAGAAGTAGAAGGTTTAATTACTTTGGTAATGAGTTTGTTAGGACTAGGAGCTATGCGTAGTTTTGAAAAATCTAAAAATATAGCAAGGGATAATTTAAAATGAGTAAGACGATAGGAGAAATGTTAAGAGATGAGGCAGTGTCTTTTTCAGTAGCCAAAACAATAATGGAATCAAAGACTCCTAAAATTAAAAAGAAAAAGATTAAGAAAAAGATAGTGAAAGATTTTTATGCTGTTGTAGGTAAATTGCCTAAATAAGAAAGGCATATAACTACCTAAAAACCTTTTACCTACCCTTAGAAGGGCTTAAAACAAGACAATTTTTAAGGAAAACATACTAAATGCCAGAAAATAACGACAAATTAATAAATATGCTTATTATGCACGAAGGCTTAAAACTTCATGTGTATGATGATGCAGATGGTAGAGCGGAAGTTAAAAAGGATTATACTTTAACTGGTCATCCTACTATTGGGGTAGGTAGAAATATTGCAAGTGATGGTCTAGGTATTTCAGAAAAAGAAGCTCGTTATTTATTATCAAATGATATTAAAAGAGTTGTTAAAGAAACAAGCAGCTGGGATTTTATGGAAGAATTAAATGATGTAAGAAAAGCCGTTATTTATGACATGGTTTTTAACATGGGAATTACTCGTTTTAATCCTGATGTATGGGTTAATACATTTAATGCAATTAAGAAAAAAGATTTTGAGACTGCTGCAAATGAAATGCTTTCTTCACGTTGGGCAAAGCAGGTAGGAAATCGTAGCATTAGATTGTCTGATATGATGAGAAAAGGGGAGTGGTATGATAGATGACCCTATGATGATATGGAACATTTTAATTACTTTGGTACTTGGCCCTTTTGCATGGGCGTTTTCAAAGATGTTTGCCGAAGTAAAAAGACTTCAGATTCTTCTCAATAGAACTAGAGAAGATTATGCTACTAAATTAGAGCTTCA